CATATGTGCCAACGGCCATAATTACATAACGCAATGCGTCGGCAATGTGGTCTTCAACATTTTTTGTTTCCGCATCATCGGGTTTAGCCGTACTGCGCGGAAGTGCAGGAATTGTTTCGATGAACATTGGACATTTGTCTTCAAAGACGTGAATCATTGGACATTTATCTAATCCGGCTTCGCGGTGAATTTCACAAGCCGGTCCATCGTTAAGGTAATGGTGCACTCGCGACCAACCGTTAATACGGTCGTTGTCAGCGGGCATAATTCCACAACCTTCTTGCCCATAAATATCGGCAATGGAGAGTGGTGTTCCGCGGCTACCCCACATTGAGGGGTCGGCTACTCGAATTACTTCAAATTCGCCTGCGGCTTTTTCTGTTTCCAGAATAATCTTTGCTTGATAGTCTGCATTAACTTTTGTAGAGTACGCTTCGCGATACACCCAAATGCGACCATCATTGTCTACTGCCAACCAAACAACGGCCCACGGTGCTGCATAACCATAGTCAATGCCAGCATAACGTGGCCATTCTTTTGGAATGGGAAATGAACGAACAACATGTTTTGTATATTGCCATTGTTCAAAGAACTGCCCGACCATTGCATCCCAGTCGCCGTCTCGCATTGCGGCTCGACGCTGAGGGTCGGGAATTGAATTAAGAACAACATCGTAACTCTCGTTAATGTACGGGTTATCTGATGCTTTTGCCGGAATAAAGGCAACTGTTCTTGAAAGGTTGGTTCCTTCAACCATTTCTGTAAATCGTATTTTACCGCGTTTGGTCGGGTTTACAAAACGATCTTTTAAGTACTTGTGTCCAACACCACCAGGGTTTGTAGCAAGTCTAAGTCCGACAACGGGAACTAATCTGTTACCAGAACGAAGACGCTCTTCAATCTGTTGAATAACAGCTGGAAGCATGAGCGAGGCTTCGTCAATATAAAACGCTTGGTATTCACCACCCAAAATGCGAGAAGCATCTTGAAGGTTTTCAGCGTATGAGAAATTAATAACGGAACCATTTGGAAACTTCAAAACTTTTTGAGTTGAGTTCCATTTTGCTCCAACAGCACGAGCGTATCCACGTTTTGCAAGTTCCGCCAAGAATGATTCTTCGAGTTCATTGTATGTTCGTCGGAAACAACCAATTTTCATACCAGGAAAATTTGCAGCGTTCCAAATTGCATCCATAACAAATGCACAAGATTTACCACCACCGGCAGCACCACCATAAAGAATCGCATCAAGGCGTTCTTTGGATGCTTCGTGAAAAGCTTGTTGTCGTGGTGTTGGTTCGTAATCAAGCAAATCAAAAACATCTACCGTAGGTGGAACTACCGAGTTTGATATAAACTCACCAAAATTAGGCATTATTTAAACCAAAAATAGAAAGACCATGCAATACTTAAAATAGAAAAAGTTAAAATTCCAAGAATGAATGAAGAGTGAAGCGCAGAAACAACTTGAAGATATTTAATTTGATTCTCTTCTTTGTCAAGCATGAGCTTATTGCTACGTTCAATAAAAGCAATTGCTTTTTCGTAGTTTGCGTTACCTAACATTTCCCTTGCTTGGATTTCGTTTTCTCCAACAAGACCGGTTAGTTCTGCTGCGATGTATGAAAATTCATCGTCAAATTCGTGTTGTTCGTGTGACATAGTTTCCTCTAAAAATAGAAATTGTCTATGTCTTCATCAGACATTAAACGACGAATAAATTCATCATGGGCAACCCACTGAAGGTCTACCGGCAATTTTCGCATCATAGCGATTTGCCATTGCTCAAAACCAAGAAGAATAAGTTCCTCAGTTGTGGGGGCACTATTCTCCCGATCGTATGTCATAAGAATACATCAACATTTCTAAAAGTCAATTGTTTGGTCATTGACGCCGCGGTGGAGGTGGTGAATCAACAAGTGGAATACCCTCTGCTGATGTTAAAACGCGTTTGTATGCTTTCCAACGAAAGCGGTCTGGTGCGCCGTTTTCAATCCACTCTCCATAACATCCAATACACATTGCAGTTTTAACTGCTGGCAAAATCATGCAGATTTCGCATGGTTCAGATGTTTGTCGCGAACGCTTTTTTTCAACGCCTTCTTTCATGGCGTTAATACTTTCGTGAATTTGACGAAGATTTTCTTCTGCGTCAATGATACGACGTTCAATCTTTTTTACTTGTTCACGGACGGGATCGTAGACCTTGCGGCCTTCCATTTTTGCTATAACAGCACGTTCTACCGAAGAACCACTTGGCTTTCCACCGTTTCGGGCAACGGCAAAGCTTCCGCCACTACCGCCACCGGGGCCAGTTACGGGAATTTCGTCCCTACGGACAAGTTCCTCTATATCCGCTAAATTAAGCCTATTCACCAATTTATTGATAGAATCAATACTGTCTGACATTCGTTTTAAACGTTGTTGTGACCGACGACTTAATTTTTTTGCCATTATTGTGTTTTGCTCCTAAGTAAAATGCAGTGGGCCCATATCTTACTCACCAGTAAATCACATAAATGTAATTAAGTCAAAGGTTTAGATTCAAAAGCCTTAAGAAGTTCTACAAAATGGTCAAGACTAAGCGTCACATAGGCTTTTGAAACATTTTTGCCTCGGCGCTTGTGAACAATAGCAGATAGCTTTCCAGCTTTTTTGCCAGAGGTTTCAGCTTGTTCCATCCAATCAGAAAGCGTCATAGTTTTCTGATTTTTACACTCCAAAACCATAGGAACATTTTTTATGTCTCCAAGGGGGGAATTGAGTATGTTTCGCTCAGCTTCATTAAAACCCTGGGACTTAAGAAAGTTTACAACCTCAGACTCAAATGCTGTGCCTTTAGCTCTTGTTTTACTCATAAAAATCCTTTTCAAACGCACGGAATTTATTCAGCATATCCTGCGGAGTACCGTCGTTGTAGATAATAAAATCCTGCCCTTTAAAGGCAGTTTCTGAAATGTGCCCATTTATTGGACCAAATCCCTCACGTACAATCCTCACAATGGCTCCGCCACGGCGGCGAATTTCTTCAGCCTCGTTAGGAAACCTTACATCTGATATGACAAGTTTTTCTCCTGAAAAATTATCAAATACCGCATTAACCCACACGTTTTCCCCAAGAACATCACGACCAGCTTCAGTTCCAAGCCTTTGAAGCAATTCACGAACATTTGAGTATTTCTTGGCATCTTCCCAACCAAGAGTTTTTACCAAATCCCTAACCGGCAAGAATTGTGTTGCGCCGTAATCGTTTGCGTAACGAACATAAGGATTTATAATAAAAAGCATTTCTTTCATAAGATCGGCAAAAGCACGACGCTCATAGCCTTCTTTTTCAACCAAGAGTTTTGCTAAAGAATCTTTACCAGATTGAGCAAAACCGCACGCTCCGATTATCCTCATTTAAGGTCGTCAAGAAACGACTTCAAACCAAACCATAAAACAAAGTAAAGCCAACGAAGTGAATCTGAGGTCATAGAAGGAATGTGGTCACCCATCTTGATGGGAACACCGACTTGCCTGGCAATTCGACGGCCAATAAAGAACATTCGCAAAAAGACAACCAAAGCAACGGCTAGGTAAATCCCTATAATTTGCTCAATAATTGTCGTCATACAATTCTCTCAGTTCTTGTTGATATGCCTCTACTGTAGCCCAAGCAGACCAGAGTCTATCACATAAAAACTGTACGTCAAGAGTTATCTGGTCAAGTATGTCAGAAATAATGGGATTGACGTTATCCAAGGCGTAGATTAACTGTGCGCGGTCCATTATTGCCCGAGCTCTTTCAATTTCAGTTTCACTAGCCATACACTAAGAATACACCACAACTTTTTAAAATCAATGGTTAGGGTGTCCACACATGAACAGGGTACTCAAATATGGACACCCTATTAATCAGGTATTATAAACAATTTCCTTGAAACTTTGGGGTGTCCACATATGCTCAGCCGTATATATATATATAATATTAGTATTTATATATAAGGAACATCGTTTTACGATGTCCCCTGGGAAAGGTTTGACTTTTATAAAATAAAATGGTACCGTGTAGACCTGTACGTGCACACTACAGTTATTTTGGAGGAAACAAAATGTCATCATCATCAACCGTTATTGCAATTTTAACTGGATTCCTAGGAACCGGCGGAACAACAATTGCAGCCTTTCTTAAGAAAGCACAAAAGGACGCGGCGAACATTCAAGCCTTAGTCGTTCGTTATGAAGCAATGGCCAATTCAGTTCTTAAGGAAATTACCAAGCTTGAGGGCCAAGTTACGGCGCTAACACCAAAGCCAGCGGCGCAAACAAGCGTTGCCGATTACGTCAACAAGCGATCAGAAGCCAAGAAGCAAATGGCCAAGAAGCAACAAGCTAAGAAAACAGAGCCTAAGAAAAAGCTTCGCTAGAAGTTTTGGTCAGTAGCTCAATGGCGGAGCAAGCGACTGTTAATCGCTAGGTTGCAGGTTCGAGTCCTGCCTGACCAGCAATTGGCGGATCGTCCAATGGCAGGACAACAGACTTTGAATCTGTGAATCTAGGTTCGACCCCTAGTCCGCCAGCCACGCAATATAAATGTTTGAATCATAAATGAGAGGAATGTAATGTCAGAAAAAATTGAAGAAGCACCAGAGGCCCCAACAACAATTAGCGAAAAGCTTGATGCCGATATTCTTTACGAAAAAGAACTACCAATGGAAGATGGAACGTTTAGTTACATCCGTGTCTTTAGCAGCCCAGATGGTTTTATTCTTGCCGTAGAGACTGAGGGTGGCGCGGGAGCAATCCTTGACCTAATCCCTGAGTTTGATGAAGCGGTTGATCGCGCTAACGGATTAGTTACTGCGTTTGAAGAGGCTTACGAGAATTCTGAATTAGAAGAAGATTGATCAATATAAATTTACCGACGGCCCTTTTTAAAATAAATTAACGAAGCGGCAGCGTCAAAAAAATTTTTCCGCGGGGGTACCCCCCAACCTATGTATTGATGTACCTTCATAACAAGCAAACTACGCGTCTACAACTGGGCTAACAATAATGACTAATTACTATGCTCGAGAAACAACATTTAGCTCTAACAAAGATACATGGACAACGCCTAAGAAAACATTTAACGAATTAAATGATGAATTTAACTTTACGTTAGATGCCGCAGCACTTAAAGTATCTGCATTGTGTGACATGTGGTATGGACCAGATCATGATGACCCACTTATGCAAGACGCTTTTAGTCGTCTATGGTACGACGACGTATCTAGCGTAGGTGGTACTACTGCATTTCTTAATCCACCATACGGTAAGACTATTAAACACTGGATGGCTAAAGCTGATAATGAATCTAGGGCCGGACTAAAAATAGTTTGTTTAGTTCCGTCGCGTACTGACACCTCTTGGTGGCATGATTCAATTATTCATCACGAAGTACGTTTTATACGAGGTCGTTTACACTTTGGAGGAGCAGATCGTGCACCGTTTCCTAGTGCAATTGTAATTATGAGACCTACAACCAGTCTTCAATAGAACCAAGACGTACCATGTGTGCGCATGGGTCTCCGCCTTCTTCCCATTCAAGTTCTTCAGCTTCACTCATTGGAAAGCCATCGTGTGTATTACAGAATTGATCTGTACAGAACTTGTTATCAATACCGTATTTAAGCCATTGATCAAAATCCATTATTCCCTCTTTTCACAAATACTATTTGCACCACATAGAAGCTGAGGTCGTCCTTAATCGGCACGTCTTCTATGTAGTGCAAGTAGCACTTATGTCTTAACTATAGCACATCGTAGCTAGTAGGTGTGATGCGTACTATAACGTTGCCTACTTTAGCACGTAGAGGCTTTGAATGGGTTTGAATCATCTCAAAAGCGTAGAATTCCTCGGTTGTTGGCGTAATTATTTTTTGTACGTACAAAATAGCGTTGTGTCCTAACCAGTTGAAGAAATCTTTTGTGTCAAAATCATCTTTAATTAGATATCCTTCAAAGTTGATTGTGTTGCCCTCGGATTCAATTAAATGCAGTGGTGTATCTGTTGAGTCGGTTTCAAAATAGCGATTGATCGCTCCGCGTAGGTTAGTACCTTTAAAATGCTCTGAGAGGGTGCTAGAAGGCGTTTTTCGCCCCTCCAATTGCTCTGCTAGGTCTTCCATAGCTTTATTAAGTTCTTCGCTCATACCGTCAAGAGTACCAGATATGGTACCTACTGTCAAGTTTTAACGTTTTTAAGAATACAAAATGTTGACACGTGTGTCCAAATTGCGTATTTCTACTGTTTGCCCATCTTTGTGTTGAACATATGTTCGGATATAAGAAGATAAAGTTTACGTGTGTGTGCACCCAAAATGATCCCCTGCAAGTCGGCTTCGTGTGGCTGATGGGGGTGGTCATGTGTTAAAGTGGATTTATCGAGGTGAACGAACGTTTCGCCCGATAGGGTAGGTACAGAATGAACGAGTCAGAGTTTTTTAGTCAGATTGCTAAGGCGTTCGCTCCAGTCGGTACACTGACCGTAGGTCACGACAAGGGCACAATGGCTACGGGTGGCGATGAGTTGGGCGATTGCATCAGTCTTGGGGGCGAGTCTCGCTTGTGCCCTGACTGTATGACCTGGCTACACGAGTAGCCAGGCAGGGCAGGCGAACACTTGTCAGACTGACAAGTGTTCGTCACTCGCCCAGGAAGCCTAACCCATGCCCAAGTAACGGCCGGTTAGACTTTCTGAGGGAGTAAAAATCCCGGCGCAAAAATTTTGCGACAAAAAATTGTAATCCAGTAAAGGGGATAACATGCAGAAATACATTAGCGAAGTAACTGGTAACGAGATTACCAGTATCAATGAAGTAAGGGTAGGCAGTAACCGCCAGCGCGTATTGGTAGTAGGCAAGCCATTCACTACGCAGGGTTCAGGTAAGACCGGCCTAGTGTCTCAGATTGACCGCCGTAACGGCATAAAGGGCCTTTACAGCGTCCGCCTAGTGGTTGATGGTGTAGAGCGCTGGACAACGGCAGACTTTCGCTAGAGATAGCGACCGGGAGCGCCGGGCAGTAATGCCCGGCGCGCCTACCCTCCGAGGGTAGAAAATCCTGGAACAAAAAAACTTAGACAAAAAAACTTAAAAGGAGAAACTAAAATGATTCAAATTTCATGGATGTTGGGCGGGATGGTAGCCGGAGCGTGGATTATGTTTTTTATCGATAGAGGGGGGAAGTTCTAATGACTTACGAATACGAAGTTAAAATTGAGGGTTACATCGTCTTCGATGATGACGACCTACCAGAGGGCATGAGTCCGGCGCAGTACGCGGAAGCTTGCTACGTTGCGGGAAACATGCAGTACCAAGGACACGAAATAGAGGAGTTATAAAAATGGAAAACGATTTTACAGTTACGATTACTACCGGCAATGATGCCATGAAGACAAACCTAGACATCGCGGAGGCACTGGAGCGCGTAGCAGAGCGCCTACGTGGCGGAGCGTGGCAAGGTAAAATTAGAGACGTGAACGGAAACACGGTAGGCCAGTTTAGTTAAGGCGTACCAGAGCAAAAGGCCCGGGGCATTAGTCCCGGGCCTTTTGCTTTCCCGGATCGTAGCCGGATCGCGAGCTCGCGCCTAAAAGATCTGGAACAAAAACTTTTGACAAAAAAAAGTAAAATGAGCTTGACATAGTTAGATCGCTTAGTGTACACTTTTAACAGCTGAGCAAGTAGCAAGGCTGGAAGGATTTATCATGGCTTACACAACTAACCTACAAGCAGTAGAAAAGATAGCGCAGCTACGACCTTTTGAGGGTAACAGCATGAGCGCTAAGTACGAGGGCAACGAATACAGAATTTACAGCTATTCCACGCTAATGGCAGTAATTGAGGGCAGAGAGATTACTTACCTAGATAACCAGTTCTACTCTAGAACTACAAGCAAGCAACAAGCGCTTATTGCTCGAGGCCTTACAGCTGGCGCCTACCCTGAAGCAGTTCACGCTATTGTAAAGGAGCGTTAAGAATGAGCGACCAAGAGCAGACGGAGCGCATCCAAGAGAATTACGAATACATGATGAGCGAATGGGAGAAGACCGGATTAACGCCGCTACTCTCAGAATGGGAGGATGTGTTCGAGGATCGCGATCCTTTTGAATTCATTTAGCTTTTAACTTAATTTTTAAGCGTCCCGGGACATTGCGTCCCGGGATTTTGCTTTTATTGGTGTCTATTTTGCGATTTTGAGCTTGCCAGATCTGGCCTAGGTGTTGGTATTGCTTTTAAAAAAAAGTGGCGAGAATGCAAACGACAAAAAACAAAATAAAAACACAAAATGAACTTGACAAGCTTGCGTTAAGTGTGTATTGTAGGTATTGGTGGAATAGGCGCCCAATTTTTTTAAGCTTTACGCTAGCTTGTAGCTAAGGATCGAGCTCGCAGCTCGCAGCTCGCAGCTCTAAAAGTTTTTAAAAATTGACTTGACAAGCTGCGCTTAGTGTGTTAGCTTGTTGTCATCTAGTAAAGGAGATAAAAATGATTACATGTTCAAGCTGCAAGGCAAGCGTAGACAAGCTAGAGGTATTCCCTGGCGAGCTATGCCTTAAGTGTTACGAGCTCGAGCAGCTAGGCAAGCCATTGCCAACAGCTAGCGAGCTTAGAGCTATGTGGGGAATGTAGCTCGCAGCTTATCAGATCTGAGCTAGCTCGCAGCTGCGGATCGCAGCTCGGGCAGAGCTCGGGCGCGAGCTCGCGGGCGCGGGCGGGCGGCCGGGGCGCCGTCCCAGGATCGAAGCGCTGAAGCGCTAGTAACAAAAATTTCTGACAAAAAAACGTATTCTAACTAGTAACAAAAATTTCTGACAAAAAAACGTATTCCGATTTTAAGGTTACTGGTCAGTAACTAATTCATTGAAAGTTTAAACGGATCGCAGCTTGATCCGCAGCTATAAAAGTTTTTGATTTGTGACTTGACTTAGTTCAGTTGCATGTGTTAAGTTTGAATTGTTGAAGGCAAGGTGCTGGAGGCGGAAGGATAAAATCATGCTTACAATTACAAAAAAACAAAAAGAAGAAATTGCAAAGTTGCAAGAAGTGTTGGAAGTTGCGAAGACGTTACCTGAAGAAGCACGACTAAACATTGAAAAGCAAGTGATGGACTTAGTCGAAAAGATGGCACGGTTGCAAGTTATAAAGCACCAACTGGCATTGCTTAATTCAGGTCTAACAGTAGGTCAGACATTCACAACACAGAGTTCAGGTGTTGTCGGTATTGTTGAAGAAGTAGTTGAAAACGCTACGGGCTCATTCAGGGTTCGCCTTAACGTGAACGGCGTAGAGCGTTGGACTACATTCAACAAGGAGTTGGCACTATGAGAAAGGGAAAACTTATTGAAAGAAGTTTTGTGTGGTCAGTAGGTGCGCTTGCTTTTATGAGCGTATTCATTTACACGCAAAGCCTTATACCATTCAACAACTGTGACGTGATGACACAATGGATAGATAGCATTATCCCTAGCCTTTTTGCTTTTGTCGCAGGTATCATAGTAGGCTATTACATAGTTTTAGTAGCCAACAGTAATCGCAACTATCGTAGACGCATTAGGCGTTATCGGTAGTTCATAATTGGTTTGCGTTGGGAAACGCCACCATGATAGGCACGGTAGCCTTTACTCTACCGTGCCTATCCTTCCTCTCAATAAATGAGAGACCCCCGGACTTAACCCCTGCCAGATCGGCGGGGGTTTTGTCTTTATTAGTGCAGCTTAAAAAAAGATCCTTGATGTTTGCATGATGTACTTAATTGTGTTATTGTATTGATGTAGTCGCATGGTGCGACTCGGAAGGATAAAAAATCATGAAAGCATTAACACTTAACACAGATGGACACAAAGCCATCGTTGAGTTTGACAACTCTAACGCTTATGACACTTTGCGTGAAGCAGTTGGTGGACTTATTGAAGCAGTTGACTTACACACGCTAGGCGTGACCATGTGGGTTAACGAAGAAGGAAAGATTGAACAGTTAGAGCAGAACGCCATCGGCACATCGCTATACGTTGATGAGTTTGGCATGTATGACTTTATCAGTGGCAACATTATCTTCACACACGTTGACACAGACGAAGAAGGCAACACGCTCGGACTTACTGACGAGCAGATTGCAACGCTCATGGATTACACACGCACGATGTACGTTGTTGCAACGGCCTCTCACTCATCGCTAGGCGGTGAGTGATGGGGCTCGACCAATACGCATACGCAGTAATGCCACACAAAGAGAACACAGATCTTTCTTACTATTGGAACGATGAAACAGATCCTGAAGGAGTTCGAGCTGTCATGTTTCACTCATGGCGCAAGCACGCAAACTTGCAAGGATACATGGAAGAACTTTATGTGAGCAAAGGTGGAGACAAAGATTTCAACTGTGTACCAGTACGCTTAACGTTTCACGACTTGCAGGAGTTAAAAGAAGCAGTTGTGAACTCTCGACTACCTCAGACCACTGGTTTCTTCTTTGGTCAGAGTGATGAGGAGCACGACACAGAGACGTTAGAGTTCATTGAGAAGGCTATTAAGGCAATTACTCAAGACATGGAAATCTACTATTCGAGTTGGTGGTAATCATGGAAGCAATAGAAATTGTTTGGTCAACGCCCGCACCTTCTTCAACTGGGAAGAAGGGAGAAGGGGGGCCATGGAAACCTAAGCGCGAAGAAATAATTGAAGGTGAACTACGAAAGAACAAAGGTGAGTGGGTTCTGCTTAAAGAAGGCGTTGATAGCAGAAGCGTACCTAAAAGATTTCAAGGTGCAGAGTTTCAACGTGCTTATCGCAATTACTACGAAGATGGAAAACTATTAAGACGTATCTATGTTCGTTACGTTGGGAAGGAAGAATAATGAAACGCAACTTTAAAGCACAACAAGGAACAACAAACATTAAGGGTTCAATGTGTTCAAACTGTAATCACATTACGCCGTTAGGTGATGCTCGCACAGTGCGACGCGATAAAGAAAGACACAATTTAAAATGTAAGGGAATGAAGTAGCCAAGTAACAACGACAAGCAAAAGCCCCGGGCAATTACGCCCGGGGCTTTCTTGTTTCTACAGTAATCTAATAAGCTTCAAAGTATTTAGCAGTTGTGGCTAGCAAGTGGTCGTAATCACCTGACGTTGCTTCTGCATAATATTCATCTTCTAGTTTTGATCGATCATTATCTTTTAATGCGTTCATGGCGCGTCCAAGAATGCTGAATGCGTTGCCATCAAGACCAACCAACTGTAATTTGATTCCTGTAATGCTCATTATGGATCCTTCCGTTATCTGGCAGTGTTGCCATTAATTAAATAATACACTAACCAAGCTTGACACGCAAGTACCCTAACTAGGTGCTATAATAAATGCGTGGGGGCAAATCGCCCACTACAGAAGGGAATGAAAATTATGGGAGACCGTGGACAAGTTAGATTAGTGAGTGAAGGTTCACCAGACATTTACCTTTACACGCATTGGGGAGCAACTGAACTACCTGAAGTGGTTGCCAATGCGCTTGCTCGTGGCAAGGGTCGTTGGGGTGATGACGAATACCTAAACCGCATTATCTTTACCGAGATGATTAAAGATGACGTGATGTCTGAAACTGGTTTTGGTATCGGCACTGCTGAACACGGAGACGTGTGGCGTGTTGTTACTGTTAATCACGACAGCAAGACGGTCGAAGTGACACAGTTTGAAAAAACTTGGTCGTTTGATGACTATGTAACAGCGTTTGCGAGCGCAACTGTTTAAGAAGTAACAAGGAAGCCCCGGGCGTAATTGCCCGGGGCTTCTGCATTTCTTAATACCTTCATGCTTGGTAGCCACCGCTACCGCTGTTGCAACAGCTGCACCTACAATTATTGTATCACATAGTTAGGTCATTTTGTGATCCTAATTTAAGAAGTTTGTTTATTAAGCTGCACGCTTGTTGATCTTGTTAAAGCGGTTATCTATACGCTCAAGGTAAAGAGGGAAGTCAATGCCAGGAGTCAGCCTTGCTCGCCTATTGGCGGTAGTTTCTTTGCTAGCTGCAACGGTGCATGGACGACAGCGACAACCGTGATTAGTGTACTTGCTTCGAGTGCCGTGCTTGATTTTTGAAACCATGGTGATCCTTTCAAAGCTCGGCGGTGATGCCGATGTATTTAGTATAGCACTTAATGAGTTTTAATGTTGCATTTAGTTGTGCCAGTGTAAGCTGATTGATTTAACAAGCTAAAGAGTCCCGGGGCATTGCGCTCCGGGGCTCTTTCGTTGATCCGTTTGAGCTCCGGGGATATCGTAGAGCTAGTGGCCTAGTGATCTTAAAAAAAAGATCGTAGAGCCGGCCGGTCGTGCCGAGTGGTAACAAAATTTTCGTCAAAAAAATGTATTTTGATCTATCTATGAACTAGTAACAAAATTCTACGACAAAAAAACGTATTTAAGTTTTACGATCCTGTAATTGCCTATTAACAAAAATTTCTGTCAAAAAAATGTATTCAAGAAACGACAAACTCCGGAGCTTGTGGCTCCGGAGCAGTGAGAAGGAATTCACTTTTAATTGTCTGACCTTGTGGGGGCTATGCCTTGCCACCCTTTGAACGTGGCACATAATTGCCAACGTTGCCACGAACATCTGAACGTGCTGACTTGCCAAGTGCCAACGCCTTGATACCGGCGTTAACATTCGGTGCAACAATGATGTTGTGCTTGATGACCATCTTGGCGCACGCAACATCTAATTCTTTGTGCCAATCGTCAGTTGAACTTGTTACTTGACCATCGCAAATCCAAATCAAAGGTTCGCTACCACGTCGCTTGCTGATAGCAAACTCTAATGCCGGGCCATCTACACCGTTGCCACCATTCTTGGTGCAACGTGTAATGTCCTTCGCACGCTTGCCACGATTAGCAATAATCCAAGCGTTAGGTCGGTTAGCGTGCTTTCTACTGTGCGAGTACGCAATAACCAACGCACCCGGAGCAAGTTCCAAGAACTTGTCAACGTCATCGCTAGTCAAACTCATTGAACCTGAACAGTCAATTACTACGACACCACCATTGTTGCGTGGCTTCTGACTAAAGATTCGCTTGTGTGGGTCAGTCAACAAACGTGATGGATACAGAACACGCTTGCCAGTTGACGCTGAACGCTTGCGACGTGCTAGGTGACCCTTGACTTGTTGGTCGCATAACAAAGTGTGGTCAAGCTTCAACGGTGCAAAACCATTGTTGCCACCAACGTTGTAGTCAATACCCGATGAACCCTTGACTGATTCAAAATCATTGTCATCGCCTTCGTACTTCTGATACGAACTAACAACTTCTGCTATCTCTCTCGTGTAACGCAAGAAACCACGACCAAGTTCGATACCTTCACCGTCAGTTGCGATGTCGGTGTTGCCAAGATTCTGAACGTGCGTGCGCTTCGTAATCTTTAGTAGCGCAAGTTCTTGTTGACGTAATTGAACAGCAAGTTCTTTGTCAACTGAACGAACACCAACGATGTAGTCACGAAACGCCTTAGTGCCAACAAGTCCTGCACCAAACGCCATTAGTTCGTTGTAGGCGTTGACCGACTTCTGCGCTTCCTTCGCACTACGCTTGCCTGATTCCTTTTCGCTACCATCTTTGAGTAGATTCAAGTCGTAACCAAGACGACCAACAATAGTGTTAACTCGGTGCTCCTCTGCGACCTTCGCTACTCGGTCACTGAACCCATAAGCTTCGCACCACTTGGCAAACATCTCCATGTTGTTAGGTGAGACACGAACGTGAACCGCTTCGTGCGCACGTACTACTCGTGCAACGTCATCGTTGATAAGTGGAATACGCAACACGTTGTCTTGGAAGTTCGTGTATGCGTCGCCACGTGAAGTTGAACCTTCGTCAACTGTCCAACGTGTAACTTCTGTGCCATCGTCACGTAGTGCAGTGATGACTTCGGGAAACGCAACGACTTGCTCCCGACGCTTCTGTGTGTGTTGGGTCGTCATTATGACAACGACCCGACACGTACAGCGTCAATAATTGCTTCTGCCTTCTGCGCACCAAACGCAAGAACGCTTGCACGCTCCATTGGCATTGACTTAAGCAACGTGTTGTACGCATAGAACGCACGCAACGAAACACGACGCTCCGGTTCGCTACTGATAACAGCGTTAGCAACAAGTCGCAATTCACTTGGTAGTGACAACAACGCACTTGGGTGCGGAGCGTTAATCTCAATCGCAACTGGGAAACGGTCACGCAACGCCATTGGCAAGTCGTC